TAGGCAGCCCGGACACTGTGGGTGTCCCCGGCCGGGGGAAGCACCTCACGCCAGGTGGCCCCGCCCACGCCGTGCATTGCGGTCAGAACGATCCTCACCGGGGCAGGGGCCTTCATCCGGGCCGCCTGGGCCGCCCGCTCGACGTACGAGCGGGGAGGGTAGCCCGTGGCAGACAAGATCGGCGAGGTAGTCGTAGAGGTCGGCGCTGACGCGCGCGACTTCCGTGGAGACGCTGAGCGGGGCATCGAGAAGAGCCTCAAGAAGATCGGCAAGCGGATCGAGCGCGCCGCCGAGAAGTGGGCGCGCGAGATGCGCGACTCCGTCAAGGACGCCCTCGACGGGCTGAAGCTCCAGGTCAACGCCAAGATCGACCCGAAGGACCTGCGCCGCATCGAGACGGCCATCGCCCAGACGAAGGCCACCCCTAAGGTAGGTATCTCCCCTGAGGACCTGGAGAAGATCAAGCGCAAGCTGCGCGAGGCGGAGGGGAAGCCTCCAGTCAAGCCCGTTGTCGACGACAACGCCGTGGCCAGGATTGGGCGCGAGCTCGACGAGATGAAGGCCTCGATCAAGGCCCGAGTGGACCTGGACGAGGTGTCCCGCAAGCACGCGCTGGAGGCTATCCGCAAGACCGAGGCCGACATCGACGCCAAGGTAAAGATCGACGGCGATGACATTGCCGAGATCAGGGAGCGCATCGCCAACATCAAGTCCGAGGTCAAGGTAGACGCTTCCCTAGAGAAGGCTACTCAGCGCAAGCTCAAGGAGCAGATCGCCAAGCTCGACGCCAAGCTCAAGGCCGACGCTGAGTTGGACCCGTCCTCGCGCGCCAAGATCAAGGAGCAGCTGAACAAGCTGGGCGGAGACATCGAGGCCAGCGCGCACCTGTCTGAGGCGTCCAAGCGCAAGCTGAAGCGTGAGCTGGACAAGCTGGACGGCAAGGCTACCGTCGACGCCGACCTGGACGACGGCAAGGCTCGCTTCGACCTGAAGCGGCTGACCGCCAAGCCGTACTTCGTGGACATCCACGCCCGCCTCGCCACGGCCTCCGTGGCTAAGGTCGCCGCGCAGCTCAAGGCCCTGGCCGGCGGCAACATCTTCAGCAACCTGAAGAACAGCCTCAACGACGTCTTCACCAACCTGGACACCTTCGCCGTCAAGGCTGCCACCGCCGGCACCGCGATCCTGGGCCTGACCTCAATCGCCGGCGCCGGCCTGGGCAACATCGCCCAGCTCGGCCTCGCCGTCGCCCACACCCTGCCGGCCCTGCTCGCCATGCCTGGCATCCTGGGCACGGCGGCGGCCGGCATCGGCATCTTCGCTGCCGCGATGAAGGACGCCTCGACCGTCCTGGCCGACCTCGGTCCCAGATTCTCGGCTCTCCAGAAGGACATCTCCGCCGCGTACTGGGGCGAGGCCGCAGGCGCTATCCGCGACTTCGCCAACAACGCCCTCGATGCGCTCGGCCCGTCCATCTCCAACGTCGCTACGCAGCTGGGCCGGATGTCGGCGGCGGTCGCCAGTGCTGCCCAGGACCACATCCCAGGCTTCCGGGCCTCCCTGAACTACCTGGCCCAGGCCCTCGACATCGGCGGTGACGGGGCCGGGGCGTTCACTGACGCCCTGCTGACCTTGGGCGAGACCGGGGCGAAGTACCTCCCGTCCATCGCCTCGTGGGCGAACGACGTGGCCTACTCCTTCCAGAACTGGGTGCAGGCCAAGACCGCGTCCGGGGAGATGGACGCGGCTATCCAGGCCGCCGCCAAGACCTTCGGGACCCTGAAGGACATCGTCTTCGACCTGGGAGGCATCCTGGGTGGGGTCTTCAAGGCCATGGCCGCCGGATCGGCCCCCATCGACTCCATCGCCGCCGCCCTGGACCGGGCCAACCAGGCCGTGAACGGGCCGCTGTGGCAGGGCACCCTGACCTCGATCTTCAGCGCGATGGGTGACGCCGCCTCGCACGCCTTCGCCGGCGTCGGGTCTCTCGGTCAGGCCTTCGTGTCCCTGGGTCCGACCATCTCCACGATCCTGCCGCTGGTCGGTCAGATCATCGAGACCGGCCTCAAGGGCATCTCCCTGGCCCTCCAGGACCCGGCCTTCCAGGGCGGCCTGGTGGCCTTCTTCCAGGGCGTCCTGACGGCCGTTCAGGCGCTCGCTCCGGCCATGCCGGCACTCGGGCAGGCCTTCGGCGCCATCGCCACCGTCATGGGCTCGCTGCTCGCAGCCGTGGCCCCGCTGGTGGCCCAGCTGGTCGAGGGGCTGGCCCCGGTCCTTCAGCAGATGGTGCCGATCCTCGTCCCGATCGTTGAGCAGCTGGGCGCCGCCCTCCTGCCTATCATCCAGGCCCTCATACCGGTCATCCAGGAGCTCATCGTCCAGCTGGGGCCGATCATCGCCGAGCTGCTTCCGCAGATCCTTCCCCACATCGTGACGATCGTTCAGGTCCTCTCCGCTGCCCTGATCCCGGTGATTCAGGCGGTCGGGGCGACCATGCAGGTCGCGATCCCGGTCGTCGTCGGGGCCTGGCAGGTCATCTCTGGAGCCGTCACGACCGCCGTCAACCTCATTCGCGGGGTAGTGAACACTGTGATGGGTCTCCTCAGCGGTGACTGGTCGAGGGCCTGGAACGGGATCAGTCAGGTCGGGCAGGTCGTCTGGAACATCATCAGTACGTCGTTCCTCTCGTTCATGAACCTACTGAGGCTCTCTGCCCAGACCTCCATGAACTTCATGTCCTCCATCATCAGCGGGGCCTGGAACTTCATCTCCTCCATCTTCAACTCCGGGATCTCCACCGCCAGGAGCATCATCAGCGCGGGCTGGAACTTCATCACCAGCCACACCTCCTCGGCCTGGAACAGCATCAAGAGCCTCGTCTCCTCCGCCATCGAAGGGGTGAAGAACTTCATAAGCTCGGGGTGGAACGCCGCCAAGAACTTCACATCGGATGCCTGGAACGCCATGCGCTCCGCAGTGTCGGCGGGGGTCAACGGGGTCATCAGCTTCGTCAGCTCGCTGCCTGGCAGTATTCAGGGCATTTTCTCCGGCGCCGGGTCCTGGCTGATCTCGGCCGGTCGCGACATCATCAACGGACTCATTGACGGAATCCAGTCCATGTTCTCGTCCGTCCAGTCGAGCCTGTCGTCCCTGACGAGCCTGCTGCCGTCCTGGAAGGGCCCTGCCCCGGTCGACAAGGTCCTGCTCACCCCCGCCGGTGAGATGATCATGCAGGGCCTCATCAAGGGCCTGGAGAGCCAGTACGGCGCCGTACGGGACTCCCTGCGAGGGCTCACCGAGGACCTGACGAAGCCGGCCACGATCGGGCTCAGCGCCGACGTGCAGCCCCTCCCCGCCCGAGCCTCGGCCGGCCGTCCTAACCCGGCCCCCGAGTCCTCCGGATCGTTTGATAAGGGAAGCCGATCAGGGGCTACAATCAACATCACCAACAACTATCCGCAGGCCAAGCCGGATTCCCAGACTCGCGACGAGGTCGCTGAGGGTCTGAGGCTGGCAGCCATCATCTGAGGAAGGTCACCCACCCATGGCCATCTACTCACTGGACGGTACCGATCTGGACGACGAGCGCCAGCGCTGGGTGCTCTCCGAGGGGACGACTCTGGCGACCCGCGGCGAGCCCTGGACCACCTCTGTGAGCGTCCCCGGCCGGTTCGGGGTCCTGCCGACCGCTGCCGCCGTTCTGAAGTCGGCCACCGTCGCCCTGAAGTTCACCGTGTTCTCCTGGTCCGACGGCCGCGACGGCAATCGCTGCAAGGAGGGCCTGGAGGTCCTGGAGCGCAACTATCAGGGCCTGTCGCGACACCTGTACGCCTTCGGACGCCTCCAGACGCTTCGGTACACGCCCAAGGAGGCTCCGGTTCGGGAGGCTCAGGTACGACTCAAGTCCTCGCTGGACCCCCACTTCGATCCGCACTCGGAGACGATCTCGTTCACGGTCACCTACGAGATCGTCTCCGGGCTGTGGCGCGGGACTGAGGACATCGTAGCCCCGCTGAATGACCTGTCGAAGTTCAACGGCTGCGTGATGCCTATCCCGGACGGGAGGCTCCTCCTGGAGCCGACGGCGGGCACCTGCACGGTGAAGGACAACGTCTCCGGCTCATCGTTCACCTTCACGGGCACCCTCAACAGCGGGGAGAAGCTGCTGGTAGACATTGCGGGCTACCGCGCCTGGAAGAACCCTGGAGATGGGTGGGACGCTCAGCCCGGCGCCCGCTCGGCTGACGGCGAGATCTCCATGAGCCCCGGAGGGTTCCGAGCCACCCCCGACGCTGACGGCCGTATCTCCATGACGCTGACCGGAACATCCGGGAGCTTCCGCGGAAGGACGGCCTACTGATGCCGCGCAATCCCGCGTTTCCGAAGGGCCTGGCCATGCGCTACGTCGCCTACGAGCAGGCCGGGGCTCGGTTGGGCGTCCTTCCCGACGCCCTGGCCGGCACGTTCACCTGCCCCCGGCAGGCCACTCCGTCGCTCACCCTCTCCTACCCGAACGGCGGCCTAGGCGTGCGCGGTGAGCTTCTTGACGAGGCCGTGGAGGTCGCCGTCGAGCTCAGCTACGACGGCCAGACCTGGCACGAGCCCTACAACGGCCGCTTCATCAACCTGTCCTCCGAGTGGAACCTGGTTGACGACGGGACGCAGCACCGCAAGGCGGACCTGATCCACATCGGGCACCGTCTGGAGGGCGCTCTCGTATGGAACGTCCCGCCAGTGGCCAAGGACAAGGACGGTAAGTACAAGTTCAACTCACGCAACGCCGGCGAGATCCTGCACACCCTGTGGGACGCGGCCTTAACGCGGGGGTGGGGCGCCGGTCTGTCCCTGGACGCCTCGCTCGCGACCGACTCGGCCGGGCAGCCGTGGGCTACCAAGACCACGCTGGCCTTCGACCCTACGGTCTCCCTCAAGTCCGTCCTCGACACGCTCATGAACATGGGCATGATCGACTATCGGTGGCGGGGCCGTACGCTCCAGGTCTACAACGCCGACTCGGCCCTGAAGCGCGAGAACACCTCCGTCGTGTGGCGCCTGGGGGCCGGGACGACGTCGGCCCCCGAGAAGCTGGACTGGTCCCAGCTGTGCACCCACGTCCTCGTGAAGGGCGACGGGGGACGCACGTGGACCTTCCCCAACCCGGAGGCCCCGCCAAACCTGCCCCGTACCGAGAAGGTGGTCAGCGCCGGAGGCGTCGAGCTGGAGTCCACGGCCCGCCGCGTGGCGGACCTTACCCTCAAGACCGGAGCCACCCCGGCCGCCGAGGTGAAGCGCGAGTGGGAGGCGGACGACCTCCAGTGGCTCCCCTTCGAGGACTACTCCCTCGGTGACTGGGTCCGGGTGGAGCGGGGCTCCGGTCTTGAGCGCATGCGCGTCACCCAGATCTCGATCTCGGTGACCGAGAACGGCCGCTGCGAGGGACACACGACCTTCGGCACCATGCTCGACGACGTCCTGTCGCGCCTGGCCAAGCGCCAGAAAGGCGTGCTCGGGGCCGCCACCTCCGACGGCCAGAACCCCCGGCCCGAGGCGACTCCTAGCAAGCACTGGCCCCTCCCTCCTCAGGGGCTGGTCATCTCCTCGACGGCGGTCATCGGGCCGCTCGGCTACGCGCAGGCAGTGGCGTCCCTGGAGTGGCAGGCGGTCACCACGGACACCTTGGGCGTGGCCGTGGACGTGATCGGCTACGAGATCTCGGTCCGCGAGATCCCCTACCCAACCGGACGGCTGCTCACCTCCAACGACACCTCCGGAGAGGTGGAAGGGCTGTCCCCCGGAGGCCGGTACGCCTTCAAGGTCAGGGCCGTCACGCGCGACGCCGTCGGCTCCTGGGGGCCGGAGACCATCGCGACCATGGCTACGGACACGTCCGCTCCCCCGGTCCCCTCAAAGCCACAGCTCTCCCAGACCCTTGGAGTCCTGCAAGTGTTCTGGGACCTGCTGAGCGTTGACGGCGGGGGCATGCCGGGGGACTTCGCAGGCGCCGAGGTCAGCGTGCAGCTGCCCGGAACCCCTCCGAACGTCGTGGCCTCAATGCCGTCCCCGATGCAGCGCATCTCCCTGGCCGGGTACGAGATCCGGGAGTACGAGGTACGACTGCGTACCTACGACCGCGCGGGGAACCGGTCGGCCTGGAGCGCGCCTAGCAACATCACCCTCAAGCAGAACATCGACGCCGACGCCATCGCCCGCGAGGTTGAGAGGAAGCTGGCGGGCAGTGACGCGATGCAGCAGGCCGCCCGCGAGGGCACCCTCAAGGAGATGAAGCACCTCACCGAGGCCATGACCCAGGTGGCCGCCAACTTGGTCACCTCAGGACCCATCCCTCCAGATAGTGGGACAATAGGTTCCAGCATGTGGATCTCACCCGACGGGCGAGTATTCGTCCTCAGAGCAGAAGGAGACAGGTAATGAAGGAGTACGTCGCCACCAAGCAGTGGCGCGACGGGTTCGGAGTCAATGAGACCCGGATCACCGCCGCAGACCTCATCCGGATCGAGGACGGAATATCCTCCGCCACTCGCGGGGTCACCTCCCTGGAGACCGTCGTCCAGGGGCAGCCCGCCAAGGTCCTGGAGGAGGTCAAGAAGATCGCTCAGGCTATCCGGACCGAGATGGCCAAGGCGATCCCTGTCGGAACCATTGCGATGTTCGGAGCAGACCGCGACCCTGAGGGATGGCTCCGCTGCGACGGGCGGGTCTTGCAGAGGAGCGCCTACCCTGCGCTGTTCTCCGCCATCGGCACTACCTACGGCTCCACCAATTCCGAGGACTTCCGCATCCCTGACATCCGGGAGCGGTCAGTGGTCGGTACTGGCACTAAGTACAGCCCCGGCGACAAGGGCGGGAACACTCTCCTTACCCTGAGCATCGCTCAGATTCCGGCCCACACCCACGAGATCGGGGAGTCCTCGGACCAGTCCAAGAGGTTCCAGGCCCGCACGTCCAACCAGGACATCGGTATCGGCTCGTCCGGATACACCTACCTGACCTCTACGGGAACCTCCTCCAACGAGAGGTCCCCGATCGCGGCGTCTACTGGAGGGTCGCAGCCCATCGACCTCCGTGACCCGTACTTCGGTCTTCCCTACATCATCAAGGCCGCCTGATGCCCGGGCCGATCAATCCAGCCGCCGCGCCTGAGGGCGCTCGCGGTGGCCAGTACGTAACCGTCCCCGCCTTCGCCTCGCCCGGCCAGTCCCTCCCCAACAACTCCCGCACCGCAGAGGGGTCGACCGTCGTCTACTCCCCGAAAGGCTGGCGCTGGGAGGAGGCCGGCGACGAGTACTCTAAGAGCGTGTCCAAGCTGACGGCCGCGACCATGGAGTCGGCCGTCCGGCGAATCCGCTCCTCAGTGGGCACGGTGCTCTACATCAGAGGCACCTCGGACACGGAGCCCCCCTTCCGGGGGGAGACCCTCGGAGACACGGTCCGGGTCCAGGACGCGCAGACTCTTGACATCGTCGCTGAGTGGAAGTGGAACGGCTCCTCGTGGGAGCGGATGCGGGTCACCAGCGAGCAGATCAGCAACCTCGACGTGGGAAAGTTGACCGTAGGGGCGGCCAACATCGCCGAGCTCACCGCGAGGAAGATCGCGGCCGACGTCGGCCGCTTCCTGGAGATCACCACCGATCAGCTCACTGTGACCGGCAACGCGTCCTTCGTGAACGCTACCGCACACCATGTCTGGACGAAGATAATCACAGCCGGGCTGGGTGAGTTCGAGAAGATCCGGGCCGGGATGCTGGAGGCCGACTCCGTCAGCGCATCTAACATCCAGGCCGGAGCCATCGACGGCCAGGTCATCACTGGTGCGACTATTCAGACGGAGCGGACCTACGACCGAGGCCTCAAGCTCTCCTCTGACGGCCTCCGGGTCTACGACGCCCGCGGCAGGTCGGTGCTGGACGTCAACGCCCACACCGGAGCCATTGAGATCAGCGGCCACCTGAGCCGGCAGGACTCGTGGTCGAAGGTCTGGTTCAACGACGTCATCTCTAACCGCACTGGACGAGACGTCAGCTCCGACGGCTCGAAGTGGGGGTGCGGCCTGGCCTTCAACTCGCTGGAGGACAACTGGGGGGACGGGGTGATCGCCATGCTCAAGGACCAGTCTGGGGACCCCTCGATCCGCATTCAGGCCCCCTACTTCAGAGGTGTTGGAGACGAGGTCCCCTACATCTCCGTAGGCACCTCGTACGTGACCATGTACACCCCGTCCGGAGACACGCTGTTCGAGTTCAAGGCCGGAGGCGTACGGCTCAGGGCTCAGGATATCTACTGGTGGGCCAACTCCGGAGGCTTCTCGTACGGCACCAACAGCGACAACAAGCCTAGGCTGTACGTGGGTCCGAACACGGTCCACATCCGCCCGATGGGGGAGTCCCTTCCCCGATTCTGGGGGGATCGTAACTCGACCACGATGCAGTACACCGGCAAGCACCAGGTGTGGATCAACGGCTCCGGCGTGAATATCACCGGGGGTAAGAAGTTCTCCATGAGGGTCCCCGTCCTGACCGCTGAGCGCGGAGGCTTGTGGCTGGAGCACTCCTGTACCGAGTCCCCCTATGACGGGATCGAGTATTGGGAGAACGTCACCCTGGACGGGGATGGCCGCTACCGCTGGACCCTGCCCGACTACGTGCCTCGGATCGCGTCCAAGAAGGCGCCATGGGTGGTCTTCGCCAACGAGGGCGCACGGGGAGTTCTGGATCGATCCAACCCGGAGGAGTGGCACGTGGACGTTACCGGTACCCCCGGCGCGGTGGTGGCGGTCCTCGTCAAGGGGGCTCGGCAGGTCGATCAGGACGTAGACGAGCACGGCGAGCCGATCATGCGCGACTACGCCCGAGAGTCACCGTGGCACATCGGGGCCCCGACGCCGCCGGCCTACGCGGAAGGCGGAGTGCCGGAGGACGATATGGCCCTTGGTGGCGGTATGTACGGGCCGGTTACCAAACCTGAGGGTATCTAGAGGAGTGTCCTATGATGGAGAGGGGGGGGGGGGGGGGGGGGCGCCGCCCCCCCCCCCCCCCCCCCCAGCCTACGTTAGGAGAACCTATGGAACCCCAAGCACC